TAACACTTTGTAGAGTTGCTTCTTTTAGTATTTCATACTCAATACCTGCTCTCATTCCAACTAACGAATACATCCAATTACCAGATATTAATTCAGCTTTAGTTTTATCCCAACCTCCATTACGAACAAACTCTATAGGATTAGAATACAACTCATTCTGGCCTATCCCTGGAACAAAAAGAGCATTTCCATTAGTATCTCTTAACTTTCTAAGAGAATTTTTTAGTCCATAATGTCCAGCAAAACCATTAACATCTAATCCATCAGCTTCAACTAAAGCCATAACATCAGATATATCTAAGTCAAGCTTACCAGCTCCATTAGTTTCTAATGCTATTTTATTTCCTGAAGCATTTGCTACTCCATATATAGATTTTGTAAATGGTGAATTAGTACCAAATAAACAAGCACTATCTATAGCCTTATAAAAAGCTTCTGCTATTGATGGTCTCATTTCTCCAAATACATTTATAGTAGTATCATTCATTTTTTCTTTTGTTACTGGGATTATAACTGCTAATTTCTTAGCTTCCATCTCTGGGAATATCCATTCTGCTTTAGATGTTTGTATTCTTTCAGTCTCACCTACCCAATAAGCTCCTGGACCATCTACCATTATAGAAAATTTCTTCTTATCACTTGTCATAGGCTCAACTTTAGAAAGTCTTAGTATACTAGAACCTCTTGCTACATCTTTCATTATTCCATTTGCCTGTTCAGTAGGCACAAAACCTGTTAAATTATCCTTTAAAAATGTTGTATCTGCCATAATTTATACACTCCTTTTAATCTCTTTTTACTTGATTTTCTTTTATTACAGATATGAAATCCAAACTATTATTTGGATCATTTCCTCCACTTGGAGGAGTATAAGAGTTATCTTTAAGTCTCTCTTTTACAGTGGTTTCTAACTTACCAGTAAATACTTTTTCTAATGTTTCTAAGTTTTTATTTGTAGACTCTTCATCTTGTCCAATAAAATAATCTACCAATTCAGTTGGTAGACCTTTTTCAGTGGCTATTTTAAGTGCCTTATTAGTTAACTCTTTTTTTAAAGTTTCTTTTTTCATGTTTTCCATTTCTTGTTTTAATTTTTTAAGCTCATTATCTTTAGGATCCTCTTCTGGATATAATTCTTTTATTTTTTCATTAACTAAACTTTCTAAATTATTACTTTTCCAAGTTTCCAGTCCTTTAGATAAATGTTGATCCTTCAAACTATCAATATAAGATTTAAACTCTTTGTCTGTATTCATTTTTTGCTTAAATACATCTAAACCACTAAACTTAGTTGACAGTTCAGAAGTAGCTAATATTTCATCTACATCTTTATCATCTTCAATGCCTTTTATTAATTCTAATAAATCTTTTTTTAACATTTCATTTTCCTCCACTTTGTCCCTTTAACCTATAAAAGACTAAAGACACAGTTATTTTCTATAAAATAAAAAAGTCTTATTTCTAAGACTTTTAGGCATAATAAAAGCACCTACTATTTTTTACTTAGTAAGTGCTTTTAACTTTGATAACTTTCAAATTTCTTTATTTCTCCATTTTTAATATTTCTTATTAATTTAATTAATCCTTTCATGGCCATGGCATTGCTAATATACTGTGACTCTTTGATTATTTTTGCATCCATTGGATTGTCTAAACTTATCTTTATTTGACCATCTAATTTATCTTCATCAATTCCAAATGAATAAACAACAGAGTTATTATTTTGATTTAATAAATTCATTAAGAGCACCATCTTCTCCACCTCCAGTTTCATTTTCCATAACTGTTACCCAATCATGAAGTTTTGTTGTCCTTTTATGAGCTTCTGCATTACTTAAAGTATACTTCTTTTCCAATATACTTTCAATATATTCATGTTTCAATAATAAAATATCTCTTTCTTTAAAATTGCCATCAATCAATCTTTGCCATGCTATTGCCATGTCATAATCTGAGTCAAGTAATCCTCTACTACCATTTCTTAAAATATGTTCATTATAAAAAATATGATTTTTTATTTTGGTTATTGAGTTCTTTGTCCATCCAGTATTTTTTGATATTTTATCTATATCATCTTTATATTCCCTAATTTTTTTATAGTAATCGTCCGAATCTTCTACTCTTTTATCCCACCATTCAATACTTTCTCTTACAAATTTACCTCCACTTTGTATAAACGTGTTTTCATCTTCTATTTCATAAAAACATCTACATAGTGGATGTCTTGGTAATTCTATCTTATCATTAAAATTGAACACTTTATCATGATATTGAGCACAATCACTACATAAGCGCCTGTCTAATATAGCATTATATCTTACTTTCTTAACTCCAGTTTCTTTACAAAATCTATCAAAAGCATTACTAGAGCATCTATTAACTTCTGTTTCCACAAGCCTTTTAGCATTATAAGCACTTGTATTAAATGTTTTTTCAATGTCTTTCTTAATTTGATTAACATTTATTTTACCATCTAAAAACTGTTTAACTTGTTTATGCAAATGTTCTCCTACCGCTTTTTCATTTTCCCAAACTCTAGTTGAAAAATGTTTGCCATTAAAATTGCTTTCTATAATTTTTCTAACATCTTTTAAATTTGCATTATAAGAGTAAAAATTAAAAGTATTTTTAACTGTATTATTTAATTCATCTTTTAATACTCTTTCTTGTGTTGATCCTTGGCTATTTGCAAAACTTAAGATAATATTAGATAATCTTTTATTTTCTTTATTTTTATCTTTATTTTTAATGCTCATAATCCCATCTAAACCAGTATATGTGAGTATAATCATTGCTATGGCCTGTAATAATTCATCCCTATTCTGTTTCTGCTCTTTATAAACTTCCTTTAGTTGCTCATTAGCTTCATCATAAATACTTTTATAAAATCTTTCATCTTCAGTCATTATTCATCACCTAAATTATTTAAATCTATATTAGGCAATTCTTCTTTAATTTTCTCTAACTAATTCTTAGGATTTTCTATAAATGAAAGCTGTGCAAGTCCAGTTTCAGTAGAAAGTTTATCTCCTAACTGACTAATTATTTGACTAACCATTAAATCATCCTGTGGTATATTAGGTGTAAATTTAATCTTTATATCCCTATAATCATAATTTATATTTTTAATAACTTGTAAATATATAAATAAAAACTTTAATCTAGTCTTAATACAATCAGCTATAGATTTTTGGTTTAGCTTACACTTTTCTTCAAGTGCTATAAGCCTAGCTCTTAAGGCTAGAGAGCTTGTATTACTTTGCATTTTTTCATTATGATTTATATGACTAGATAACTTATACATTTTATCTTCCATAGTATTAAGGGTATTTTGGATAAAAGTATCATTAATGTTTTTTATAAGCCATGCAGCAGTACCGTTTTTGTCTTTAATCTGCATTACTCCAAGTTTTTTCATCTTTGGGATATCTTCTTCATCTATAGCTACTCCAGTAAGCACCATATAAGCATTTCTAAAATCACTTATTTCATTGGATATATCAGATAGATTAGTTTCGTAAGCATCTTGAAGCCCTTTCAAATCTTTATAAAGGGTATTGTCTTTACCCTCTTCACTTAATTTAGCTAGTCCAAGCGACACATTACTGAATATATGTTTTGTGGACTTATTTATTTCCTCAAATTTATCATTAAAATGTAATATTTCTTTATCTGTGTACACATCAATGTAAGTTATATCATCAAATTTAAGCTTATAAGAGTGCATAAAAAAAGATACGTTGCCAAAATCATCTATAGCAGCATATCCTTGTGTTGGTGGTATTACTTTACTACAAAATTGTCCTTCTTTGTCCACATAATAAAGTTCATAAGCCAAACTGTATATAAGCATATTTTTAGCTAAATTAGAGTCATGTCCTTCACTCCAATGGTCAATATAGTAATCTATATCATTTACTATATTTTCATTACCAGATTTACTTATATAAGTTATATCATTTCCTACGCTGTAACTGACTTCTTCCAGTATAAACTTTTTTATAAAGTTAGTATTTATTTTATTATTAGATCTCTCAGTAACAAGTTGATAATTT